GACCTTATCAAAAAGTCTTACACGATTTAATAGACAAACATCGTTTCGTTGTAGCGGTCTGTCATAGGCGATTTGGAAAAAGTTTGGCTCTTACAATGCATATGATACGAGAGGCATTGAAAACCAAGAAACCGAACTGGCGTGGATATATTGTGACTCCAACAATCAGCATGGGTAAAGCAATCCATTTTGATTATTGGCAAACTATGACGAAAAACATACCTGATGTAGTTTTTAACAAAACTGAACTCAGTTGTGAGTTTTCAAATGGTAGTCGTATGCAGTTGGTCGGTGCAAATGATGGTGGTGAGCGTCTAAGAGGGCGTGCTATTGACTTTTGTTGCATTGATGAAACACAAATGGTTAATGAGGAATTATTTAACCAGATTATAAGACCTGCATTAGTTGATAGAAACGAATTGAATGGTGAAAAGACCAGATGCGTTTTTATCGGTACACCAAAGCTACAGAATTATTTTTATAAAGTTTATCAGCACGCAATAAGCGAAGAAAGCGGTAAAGAGTGGCAAGGTTTACTTTTACCAGTCAGTGAAACAAAAGTTGTACCAGACGATGAGTTGGAGCAAGCAAAAAAGATTATGGGTCTTGACTCTTACGAGCAGGAATTTGAGGTTTCGTTTAGTGCAAACATTAGTGGCTCATATTATGGAGCGTATGTGCAGAAAGCATACGATGAGGGTCGCATTGGACAAATTGATGAAGATGTTGACCTAGAGACTGAGGTTTATGCAGACATCGGTATCAATGACATGACAAGTTTATGGTATGTTCAACGCAACAGACATGAATACAGGTTTTTAGAGTATGAAGAATATAGCGGTGAGGGTTTACAATATCTAGCTGACTTACTACATAAGAAACAATACAACATAACAAGAGTTGTTATGCCTCATGACATCAAAGTGAGAGATTTAAGTTTAGGTGTATCAAGATTTCAAATACTAAACGAGTTAGGCATCAATAACATTGATATAGCACCTAAGATACCGATACAAGATGGCATCGCTCAAGTAAGACATCAATTCGATAATTTTTGGTTTGATGAGAGAATGTGTGCATTAGGGATTAACCATTTAAAAGGTTATACCAAAGTTTACGATAGCAGGCACAATATTTTCAGGGATAGACCCTTGCATAATGAGCATAGTCATTGTGCTGATGCACTTAGAACTGGTTTAGCGGTAGGCAATATGCGTACAAGCGACTGGTCACAACCTTTAGAATATAACTCAGCAGGAATAGTTTAATTTATGGCAAGAAGAAAAAATACAAAAATTACCGAAGATGAATTGAAAAATTTAATCGGTAATCATATTACCACCAGTGAAAGTTATTATGGTGGTACATTATCGCAAGAGCGTGAAAGAGCAGTAGAATATTATCTTGGCTCAGAAATGGGTAACGAGATTGAGGGTCGTAGTCAGGTTATATCAAGCGATACTGCTGATGCAGTTGAGAGCCTTATGGCACAACTGATGAAAATATTTACTGCAAGCAATCAGTTATTCAGAGCAGAGCCAGTAGGTGCAGAGGATATAGAGGTCGCAAAACAAGCATCAGATTACATCAATCATATTTTCTATAAAAAGAATGAGGGTTGGGTACTGCTACACAACATGATTAAAGATGCTCTCATTGAAAAAAATGGTTTTTTAAAAATATATTGGGAAAAATCAGACAAGGTAGAGCGTGAGGAATACGAAAGCCTTGATGATGAGCAGTTTACTGAGTTAGTTGCAGATGACGATGTTGAGGTTATCGAACATACAGAAACGATAGATACAGACATGATACCTGAGGGTATTGAGGTTGATGCAGATGGTATGATGCAAATACCATCACCACCGATGCAATCACCTGATGGCATGATGATTGACAATGGCATGATGCAAAGTGTTCCTGCTCCAAAAAAACATGACATCGTTGTGCATCGCACTATTAGAAATGGTCAGGTTAGAATAGATGGCATACCACCAGAGGAATTTTTAATCGAAAGCAGAGCAAAGAGCATAAACACTGCAAACTTTGTTGCTCAACGATGCAGAAAAACCAGAGGCGAATTATTAGAATTAGGTTTTGATAAAGATATAGTTGAAACCATACCAAGTGCATACGAGTCTGAATACAATAGTGAAGAAGAAGCAAGGCACGATGACACTGACAGAAACAGTCAAAAAAATAATTTAGATTACGCAACTCAAGAGGTCGAAATCTATGAGTGTTATGTCAAGTGTGATTATGAGGGTAAAGGTAAAGCAGAATTACGCAAAGTAACAGTTGCAGGCAACAATGGTGCAATCATGCTTGATGATGAGCCATACGATACGATGCCTTTTGTTAGTTTAACACCAATCATTATGCCTCATAGATTTTATGGTAGGTCAATAGCTGAGATGGTTGAAGATGTGCAAACTGTAAAATCATTTATCATGCGGTCTATCAATGACAATATCTATGGATTGTCAAACAACAGATTAATTGTAAACGATAGTCTGACAAACATATCTGATATTTTAACAAACAGACCTAACATGATTGTAAGAGTAAAAGGTTCACCGCAAGAGGCGGTATCATCATTGCCTGCTCAACCAATCAATGACATCGCATTTCCTATTTTGAAATATTACGATGAACTGAAAGAGCAAAGAACAGGTGTATCTAAAACATCAATGGGTTTAAATACAGATGCACTAAACTCGCAAACATCGACTGGTCTTAATCAAGTCATGAACTCAGCACAATCTCGTATTGAGTTTTTTGCAAGAACATTTGCAAACACTGGTATTAAAGATTTAGGCAGAAAAATATTTGAGGTGGTTGTCAAGCATCAAGACAAAGACGATGTTGTGATGGTTACAAATAAATTTATTGCATACAAACCTTATGAGTGGCGTGATAGATGCAACATAACAATTACATCAGGTTTAGGTAGTGGCAATGAAGATAGAAAGATGCTTTTCTTAAATAATATATTAGAGCGTCAAATACAGGCACTAAGACTACAAGGCAACCCAGAATATCCTTTAGTCAATCTTGATAAAATATTTACAACACTACAACGCATGGTTGAAACTGCAGGTATGCAAGATGCAGAACAATTTTTCCTTGACCCATCAACGCAAGAATTACCTCAACCTCAACCTAAACCACCAACTGAGTTTGAAAAAGTTAGTCTTGCACAAATACAGGGTGAAAATCAGCGTAAGCAAGCTGACCTTAAATTTCAAAGAGATAAAATGATGTTAGATTTCCAAAAAGCATTATTAAAGTTTGAGTCTGACATAACAAGCATGGAAATACAAAGCAACAAAGATATTAACCAAGAGGAAATAAAATCAAGAACTAAATTAGCGGTAGAAGAAATGAGAGAAATGATGAAATCATTTAGTATTGACGCACCTGAGGTACAACCTCAACAACAAGTTAATACAGAATTACCTAAAACAATACCGCAAGCACGATTTAATTTACCTAAGTAATTTATGCACGATGAAGATAAACTGCATCAAGAGATGCAGGTTGGTCAGGACATAGAAATCCTGTTACAAAACGAAAGACTAAAAAAAGCGTTTAATGATTTAAAACAAATCTATTTAAACGAAATGATTAACACAAAATTGCAAGACGATGACGCAAGGCGTAAGTGTTATGAGTTATATCACACTGTTAATCAGTTTGAGAAACATCTTGAGGAATATGTAACGACAGGAAAACTGGCTAAACAAACATTAAAAGATATTAAAAAGTTTTAAGTATTCTTAGGGTCAACCAGATATGGAACTCTAGAATCGGTTTTGCACTTATGCAAAGCTGAATATGAAAGGACAACTCATGAGTGAGGAAAGTCTAAGTACCACGCAAGCTACTGAGGCAATAGTGGGGTTGTTAGGTGAGGGTGAAGATATTACCGCATTGCCAACAACAAGCGAGAGTAGCGTAAAACCTGTTAAGCAGGTAAGCGAAAGCGAAACATCTGAGAACGCAACTGGTCAAGTCGAAGAACAACCAGATGCTTTTGTTGACGATGTTGTAACTGACGCTGACCTTGAATCTCATGCTGAACAGGAAGAAACAGATATTGAACAACAAGCAATCGAAGAAACCCAAGATGCTCAACCTATACCAACCTTTAGGGTCAAGGTAGATGGCGTAGAGTATGAGGTCAATCAAGATGAGTTAGTTGCAGGGTATCAGCGAGATTCAGATTATAGGCGAAAGACTGAAAGTTTATCTATAGAGCGTCAGTCATTCAGAGATGAAACTGATAAAAAAAATCAGGAAATAAGTCAACGAATGGATATGGCTAATCAAGCTATCGCTCTTGCCAATCAACAACTCGGTTTAGAAGAACAAAACATCGCTCAGTTAATGGAAACCGACCCAACTGAGGCTCAAAGACAATTATTTTTTCTTAATCAAAAGAAACAAGCGTTGGTTCAAGAGCAACAGAAACTAACTGAAGCACGCAATCAGGAATTGCAAAAATACATTGCAAGTGAAAACCAAAAACTTTTACTTGAAATGCCTGAGATGCGTAACCCTGACACTGCAAAGCAAGTTAGGGGTAAGATGAGGTCATTTTTGACTCAGCAAGGTTTTTCTGAAGAAGAAATGAAAGGCATCACCAATCACAAAGTATTTAAAATTGTAGATATGGCGGTGAAATTCAACGAGTTAAAAGGCAAGCGTAGTCTAGTGCAACAAAAGGTACAAAATGCACCTAAAGTTGTAAAAGGCGGTGTTGTTCAAAGCAAAGAAGCTAAACAAAAGCGAATTGCAGACGACAAGATGGCAAGGCTAAAAAAATCTGGCAAAACTGAAGATGCAACTGACATTCTAAAGTCTATTTTTGAAAACTAAAAATAACTTAACTTTAGAAAGGTAAAGAACGATGGCTTTATTATCAAACAGTAAAACATCATTTGATACTTCAGGCAAAACAACTAAGGAAAATCTAGGCGATGTTATTTCTAACATCTCACCTTTTGAGACTCCTTTTATGTCAAGTATCAAAAAAGTCTCTACATCTTCTACAAAGGTTGAGTGGTTAAAGGACTCACTCGCATCACCTGTAGCAAACAATGCTCAGCTTGAGGGTGAGGTATATTCAGCAACCGCTCAGTCAGATGTAACAAGACTTAACAATAACACACAAATCAGTGCAAAGTCATTTGCGGTTAGTGGTACACAGGATAGTGTGGACTCGGCAGGACTTGCAACGATGAGTGCATATCTTTTAGCAAAAAACGCAAAAGTTTTGAAAAACGATATTGAAACATCTATTTTTCAAAATGGTGCTAAAAATGGTGGCAACGCTACAACTGCAAGAGTATCAGCAGGTATTAACTGTTGGTTAGGTACTAACACCAGTGCAGGTACAGGCGGTGCTGACCCAACTGCTCTTGAGGGTGCTAATACGAGAACAGACGCATCAGCAGGAAACCTAAGAGCGTTGACTGAAACATTGCTAAAAGCAGTAAGTAAATCAGTATGGGATAGCGGTGGCATGGCTGACACGATATATGTGGGAAGTGCCAATAAACAGGTTATCTCAACATCATTTACTGGTGGTGCTACTAAGCAAGTACAGACTCCTGACAAAACGATTGTGGGTGCAGTTGATGTTTATGTAGGCGATTTTTCTACATACAATGTCGTGCCTGCAAGACACATGAGGTCAAGAGATGCACTTGTTATAGACCATAGCCTTTGGGAAATGGCAGAACTAAGACCATACAAAGTAGAGGAATTAGCAAAGACTGGCGATAACAGACAGTATTTACTAACTACTGAGTGGTCATTATGTGCCAAGAACGAGGCAGGTAATGGTGGAATATACGATTTATCATAATCGTAATCTAACTAGCATAGGGTGGGCAACCACCCTATGCACAGAGAGGAATTTATGAACTACAGAGATATATCTACTGAAAAAGTAACAACATCAGCAACATCAGCACAATCATCTGCAATAGACGATGGCATTTTTACAATCAGACTTATAACAACAGTTGATAGTCATTTTGTAATCGGTGCTAACCCTACTGCAACAACAAACGATGCTTTCATACCTGCTAAGACTGAGTTTTTTTTAGGTGTTAAACCTACAGAGAAAGTTGCGGTCAGAACAACAACAGGTAGTGGCTTGGCTTTCATAACTGGAGTAACATTCTAATGGCAAAATATGGTTATCCTACTGCATTTGGTTTAGCAAACAATCAAACTGTAGCAATCGGTGCATCATCTGCACAATCACCCCAACTAACAAACTCACTTAATCACTACAGAGTCATTCCAACTTGCGATTGTCTTATTGAAATAGGACTTAATCCAACTGCAAGTAACTCTAGTGCAGTCTTACCTGCATTTACGATTGAATATTTAGTAATTCCAGTAGGCTCTAAAATAGCGGTTAAGTCGTTAAGTGGGTCAACAGGCAACTTACATATAGCTGACGCAATAAGATAATGTTAGGCGGTAGATTAACACAAAGAAAAAACATACGCTCACCCAAAAGATACAGGGATAGACGAACAGACATATCTGGTTTTGGTATCAAGTATGATGATGGTAGTGGTGGCGGTGATTTCATATTGCTTACAGGCGGTGGCAATGATGGCGATAACCTTAAACTTGCAGAGTCAAGGACTGTTTCAATAAACACTGAAGAACCTATTACTGGCTAATGGCAAAAAGAATTAAAAGTTTTACGCCTCATGAGCGTATTCAAAAGCGTACATCTATAGGCAACCCAAACAAAACAAGATTAAAAACATCATCAATGAATAAACACAAAAGATTAAACAAGGGATTATAAATGACTGATAAGAAAATTAGTGAATTGGTAGCAATGACATCGGCACAAATTGCCAATGATGATGAAATTGTTATATCTGATACATCAGCGACTCATACCAAGAAAGCACCCATTAGTGAACTAGCAACATTCTTTGGAGTAAACCAAGAGGGGATTGAGGACACTGTTGCAAATTTATTTACAGGTCATAGTAATCATAGTGGTATTGCACCAACTTATGATGATGCCAACGGACAATTAATTTTTAGTTTAGCAGGTGGCGTAACTACTGCTGAAATGGGATTTTTAGCAGGCACTACATCGGATATACAAACTCAATTTAATTCAAAAGCACCACTGGCAAGCCCTGCATTAACTGGCAACCCAACTGCACCCACTCAAACTGCTGATAACAACAGTACAAGACTTGCAACCACTGCTTATGTTCAAACAGAATTAACTAACTATGCAAGTGACAATGCAACCTTTACAAATAAAGGTGGAGCAATATCACAATGGACTAACGATGCAGGTTTTATTACTGCATCATCTACAGACACTTTCACAAATAAATCAGGTAATATTTCTCAATGGACTAACAATAGCAATTACCTGACCCCATCTAGTACAAACACTCTCACAAATAAATCTATTGATGGAGCAGGTAACACGATTACAAATGTTCCATACACTGCAATATCCAATATTGTTGATACTGACATAACATCAGTCAGTGCAACTGATAATGAATTAGCGTCAAGTAAGGCAATCAAGACTTATGTTGATGCACAAATATCAGGCATTGATACTATTGCAGAGGCAAGTGACTCAAATATATCGTCACCATCAGCAGGTCAAATACTTGTTCATGATGGCACTGATAGTTTTGATAACCAAACTAGCACTGTAACTTTATCTGGTGCGGTCACTGGTACTGCAAATATGGATTCATCTGGTGATTTTGCAATCACAACTACTATTCCAACAAATACAATTACAATTAATGGTCAAGCAGTTGCACTAGGCGGTTCAGCTACTATACCATCAGTATTACAGTCAGGCGGTACATTTACTGGTGAGTTGCACCTTAACGATGATGTATTGCTTTCATTTGGCGGTGCTAGTGGTAGTGGTGATTTTTCAATCAGTCATGACTCATCAACTAATAAAACAATTTTTGCAGAGGGTGGAGCAGGTGATTTAGAAATTAGAGCATCAGATTTTGTAGTTAAAAATGGTGCAAACAACAAAACAATGATTAACGCTGAAGATGGCGGTAGTGTAGAGTTGTTTGAAAATAACACAAAAGTTTTTGAAACAAGTGCATCTGGAGTTGACATTACAGGCAATATAGTTGTTTCTGGTACAGTTGATGGCGTTGATGTTGCCTCATTAAACACAACAGTTGGCAACTTAGCAACAGTTGCAACCAGTGGATTATATTCTGACTTATCTGGCTCACCAACTTTAGCAACAGTCGCAACATCTGGTGCATATTCAGACTTATCAGGTACGCCAACTATACCATCTGCAATAGGTGGAGCAACAGGCGTTGACTTTAACGATAATGTTAAAGCAAGGTTTGGAACAGGAAACGATTTAGAAATTTATCACGATGGTAGTAATGGAATAATTAAACAAGACGCACTTACAGGTCTTGAGATTATGGCAGATAATTTCAGAGTACAAAATTCAGCAGGAACTGAAACTTTGATATCTGCTGATGGTGATGGAGCAGTTGGACTTTATCACGATAACGCAAAAAAATTAGACACTACAGCAACGGGTATTGATGTTAATGGAACTGTGACTGCAACAGAATTTGATGGTTTACTTGAAACAGGAACAGCTTTTAAAGTTGGAGCTTGGTACGATTCAAGTGACTCAGTTAATAGATTATATTTTTCTAACGGTGCTGATAGTATCTTGAATGGCACTAACTCAGTACAGCTTCGAGTAAATGGAACAGCAAGAGCTCAAACTGACTCTGCGGGAGATTGGAAAGCTACGGGTAATGTCATTGCTTACACTTCTATTTCTGACAGAAACAAAAAAGAAAATATTAAACCTATTGATGATGCATTAAATAAAGTCTCACAACTTAATGGTGTAACTTACACACTCAAGAAAGATGGCAGAGTTGGTTCAGGATTAATTGCTCAAGATGTTGAAAAAGTATTGCCTGAAGTTGTATTTAGAACAACAGAGATTGGAGATGACAAAGAATTTCTGGCAGTCAACTACGGAAACACAGTTGGTTTACTTGTTGAGGCAATCAAAGACTTAAAAAATGAAGTTGAGGAATTAAAAACAAAAAAACTTTGTAAGTGTGAGGATTAAGACATGACTTTACCTTCAAGTGGTAGCATTTCCTTGAACCAGATGCATCTTGAAGTAGGGGGTAGTTCTGGAACTCAAGTTTCTATAAACGATAGTGATATAAGAGCATTAATTGGTAAAAGCTCAGGTGCAACAATGTCATTTAGTGAATGGTATGGTGCATCAGCATTTACGGCAGATACGGTAATTGATATCACTCCTGATATTTCAGGAATGAAATATGCAGTGCCAGATTTTAGAACTTTTACTCTCTTACTTTCTTCACAAAATAGTATCATACACAATAATGATATAACATATTCCTCTGGTACTACTCATTATCTTCATAGTTGTGGTGGCTCAACACTTGTAACATCAGGCACTATAATGTTTAATAACAGTACAAGCCCTACTGCAGGAACTGGAACTGCATCATATTTTAATGGAAAATATTGGAGGATACCAAATTCATATAATGACGGTACAAATATTAATAATACAGGTAATTACCTAATTTCTAGCGGTGCATCACACACAGTTATTGACACTATGGCATCAGGAACTCCTACGGTATTTGTTGGATTTCAAGCATCTGTTGCAACTGGTAGCCCTTGTGGGCAATTTGTTAAAAGATTAGTAATAAACATATATTAAAAATGAAATTAGATTTTGAACAAACATATTTAGAGATTGATAACAATGTCATGAGAATGACTATGAAACCATCTGTTGAGTCATTAGAAACTAAACAAGCATTCATACAAAGAAATGTACCAGCAGAAGTTTTTGACCAATTATGTTTTAAAGCTGAAGTTGATATTGTTAGACAATGGGTCGTAGAGAGTGGTTTTAAATTAGAAACTCACGCTTACGATTTTCAAAAAAAAGAAATAATAGAAATACCAACCACACAAATTATTCAACCAGTTGAAAGCAATTTTTTAGTTAATAACATTTCTACAAAAGATAGTGCAAAAATATGACTATTAATTTTACAACTGATTTTAAATTTATTGAACAACTTGATGACAATTTGCAGTTGTCATTTGTTTATAACCAACATAATCCTGAAAAAAATAAAACAGGTGCATTAATGCAACGAGACTCAAAAGATGACCGAGTACACATGGAACTAAAAACTGTTCACCCAGACAGTGATAAAATTTGTATAAATGGCATGACTTATGTTTTGATAAAAGGAAAAATAAGAGCAACATGGAAATGGAATGATGAAGAAAACATAACTGAGAATGATTTATTAATATTTAAAGACTATCACGAAAATTTACCTTGCTCATCAATGTTTGATATAGATTATTCTCTAGCAGATAAAGAATTTAAAATTGATATTGATTATTCACCACATTATACAGACTGGTCAGAACAACCATGTATTTATGACATAGATAGTCATTTTGCTAGTATTGAATTTTTATCAGATGATGTTGAATTAATTTGCATTATGAGAAAAAAAAATATTACTGATTGGCAAATAGAACAAATAGATTTACTGCCAAACGAAGAAATTACAGTAAGTAAATCTGGTACTGATTGTTATGTAGTTAATACAAATGATGTTTTGATTAATGACACCACTGAATTTAAAAGAATTAAAGGTGTTATGCTTACAAGCGATACTGCAAAATACAAAAATACAAGCACATCACCACAAAAAATTATT